TACTGCAATGCTTTTGAAACCAGAATAAAAAACGAAGTATCTGTAAGTGAAAACTTTGCTCAACAAGTAAAGCGGTTGATTCAAATACGAGCAAGGGTTAAATACGAATACGGTGTTAAAAAAGGCAAGTTAGACCAAGCCAGGCTATCAAGGATTGTTCTTAAGACTCCTGGTTTTTCTGAACGTGTTTTTAAGAACAAGATAAACAGCACAGTACTAAATGCTGCTGTTACTGTTCTCATTGATATGTCAGGCAGTATGGCTGGAGATAAAGTCTTATACGCTGGACAAGCTGCAGTTCTGCTAAACAATGTATTCCAGGTGTTACAAGTTCCTCTGGAAATACTAGGATTTACAGACGCATATACCGGTACTTGCCCTCCAGTAATGTATGTCTATAAGCCATTTACACAGCCAAAATTATCTGAAAATGAGCTTGTTAAAAACATTGGAGCATCAAGTGCTTCAATGCTTGGTAATCCTGATGGTGAATGTATTTTGTGGGCATATGACAGGCTGTTAAAACGCAGGGAAAAGAAACGGCTTTTGATTGTGATGTCAGATGGGCAACCAGCAGCATCAAGAGGTGTTTCTGGTCTATCAGAATTAACTTTAAAAGTAATAGAAGAGATAGAGCAACAAAAGAAAGTAGAAATTTATGGGTTGGGTTTATGTTCAAATGCAGTTACTGACTTTTACAAAGATAATTCAGTAGTTAGTACTGCTACAGATATACCCCAAAAGTTATTAGAACTTATAGAGAGGAAATTGTTTAATGAGCACTGATTCTAAAGTAGTTCCTGTAGAAGACTTGGTTAAAATAGCAATTAAAGAAGCTATGGCTAAACGATTAGAGGCAGAAGCAATTACACCTAGTACTCTTTCTGAAGCATTTGTAGATCTTGCAGAAGCAGCTTCAAGCATTCCTTCTGTAAAGAAAATAACTGCAAGTGATCTTAAACCTAATCAAATGCTTGCTACTAAACTTTTTGGTACTGCTGTCAGGTTTTCACCAGACAAAGACTTTGTAGTAACAGTATTTAATGAAGATGATTGGGATGAAAAGATCAGGGGCTTTATCCCAAAGATAGATCCTACGTACTACCTTGATAAGGATCATGTTACTAATATCTTAAATGGTTGGGAAATGAATGAGAAGATCCTAGCATACGGTGCAACTGGCGTAGGCAAAACTTCTCTGTTTGAACAGCTCTGTGCCCATACAAAACGTCCATTCATTCGTATAAACAGCACTGGAGACATGGACTCATCTATGGTCTTTGGTAGTGTAACTGCCAAGGATGGTTCTACAGGGTGGGCAGATGGCCTTGTAACAGAAGCTGTACGCTACGGTGCAGTAGTAGCTTGGGATGAGTGGGATGTAACTCCTCCAGAGATTGCTATGGGTATGCAATGGCTTCTAGAAGAGAATGGCAAACTCTTCCTTAAAGAAATGCCTGGAACTGCTGAAGAAAAATTTATTACTCCTCACCAACAGTTTAGGATTGTAGCGATTGGCAACACTCAAGGACAGGGTGATGATACAGGTGCTCATAGTGGTACTAACGTACAGAACACAGCAACGTTAGATAGGTTCACTACTGCTATGAAGTTTGAATATCTCAAAGAAGATGTTGAGATAGATTTGATACAAAATAAATTCCCTTTAAGAAACAAAGCAGATACAAAAGCTCTTGTTCGTTTTGTAAATGTTATACGACAAGGGTATACATCAGGTCAATTGGGACTTACGATGTCTCCCCGTTCAACTTTGTCTATCTGTAAAAAGATGGCATTTGGTTATACATTGCTCTCAGCAGTAGAGCTTACATACATCAACAAGCTGACCGAAACACATCAAAAAGTAGCACGGGAACTCTTTCGCAAAGTGTATGGGACTAAAACAACATGATTGATAGAGAACAAATCAAAGTGCATGGAGGGCACTTAGCTTTAGGACAGCAATCAAAAAACAACCATCGAGACTGTAAAGCAGGGATTGACACTAAATCCAGGCTTTACGTTAAGAGGGTTGTTGGTGGTCTAGTTGCATTCTGCCATCACTGCCAAGAGCCTGGGTTTGTTCGTGACTTAGATACTGATGGTACAAACCTTAGACGCTGGCTGTTTGATAAAGATTCTGATACTCCTAGAGTCTTTAGAAGTCCGTATTTAGAACTAAGTGATAAACGATTTAAAGTAAAAGATCCAGTTATATTGAACTGGTTATATAAACATCACATAAAGCCACTAACCAACCCACCAGATGCTCATTATTTTCAGGAACTTCCTAATCAGCAATTATGTCTAAGTATTAATAACAACATGGGGCATACAAGTGGGTATCAACTTAGGTCATTTTCTGGTGGACCTAAATACACTACTTACTATGCAGAAGCTTATGCAAGTGATGTAGCTTGGTTTCCTGCAACTGGTTCAACTATATTTATTACTGAAGATTACGCTAGTGCATATCGTATCTGGAGAGATACATCGCATACAACAATAGCTTTACTTAAAACTACTATGTCTAACGGAACAGGATTAACCCTTACAGGTACTAAAAACGCAAAGTTTGTAATCTGGTTAGATGCAGATGATGCAGGTGATAAAGGTGCAAGAAAGATAGAAGAAAGATTGAGATACCTCTGTCTTCCAGGACAAACAGTAATGCGTGTTACTAGTCCATTAGAACCAAAAGAATTAACTGTAAAAGAATTAAGATCACAAATTAATTCAATAACAATTTAAAGGAGAATGTTATCGACTTCGATGTAATGCACTTATGTGCCGAGTCTGTCACTAACTACCACAAGTACAGGCAGTACATAAAAGACCATGTAGTACAACCAGAAACAGCAACAATACTTAATACTATGGGGGAGTATTACAAAGCATTCCCAGGTGTTACTAGTATCAACTGGGAACCGTTTGGAAGTTATCTGTTAGCTACCTACGCAATCAGACTTACTGCAGACAAAATCACCGTAATACGTTCATCTATCAAAAAGATGGAAACATTTAAGCCAACTCTGGCTTATGACGAAGTAATCAAAAGCCTTATAGAAGTAGATTATCTGTCTCAAATCATGGAAGAGTGCAACAAAGCACGCGATGGTAGATCAGATCTTGAAGCTATTAACGCTCTATCAACTCAAGGATTACGAGCTGTAGAACGGTATATTGACAAAGATGAACTGTTTGTAGTCCCTGACATTAGCGGTGTTGTAGATCGTATTAGTAGTACTGGGTATGAGTGGCGGCTAATGGCTCTTAACAGGTCTCTAGGACTGCTTAGGAGTGGTGACTTCATCATCATTGCAGCACGGGTTGAAGTAGGTAAAACAACCTTTCTTGCAAGTGAAGCCAGCTTCATAGCTCCACAATTACCTATGAACAGACCGCTGGTATGGGTCAACAACGAAGAGAAGAGCGATACCGTCTTCTTTAGGGTTGTCCAAGCTTCACTAGGGCTGACTACTAAAGAACTAATGACAGACCATAAAGACGCAATGATTAAGTATGACGCTCATATGGGAGGCAACAGAAAAAGAGTATTGATTACTGATGGCAACACCAACCACGTAAGTACTCTGACTGCCCTGTTTAGAGAGGTACAACCAGGAGCAATCATCTTTGATCAACTAGATAAAGTTAATGGGTTTTACAAAGAAGAGCGTGAAGACCTACGACTTGGAAAGTTATACAAATGGGCAAGGGAACTAGCAAGGGAGTACGGCCCTGTTATAGCTGCAAGCCAGCTAACCGCAGGTGTAGACGAGATGAAAGACCCGCCATTCATTGGTATGGAAGCTCTACGTGGAAGCAAAACGGACAAACCAGGCGAAGCAGACGCGGTTATAACTATCGGCAAATACCAGGCTCCTTCCACACCAGACGAAGAAGTCATTCGGACTATCAATGTTCCTAAAAACAAATTACCAGGAGGCGGTAAGCATCAAATAGAAAGTGAACGGCACGGCAAGTACATTGTAAAAATAGACACTCTACGAGCGAGGTATGAATAATGGCATCTAAATGGAGCAGCCTTAAACGAGGCAGCAAAGAACATAAAGAAGCGCGGTTTATTCCGCCTTCACCAGCAGTAAGCAAACGAGGTAAAGGGTATCCAGCTAATCAGCCTTTTCAAAAACCTGGGAAAAAATAAAATGAGCAGTGAATACAACATACGCAAGCGGTCGGAAGCAATCGCGTATCTCAAGATGCGCGGTAAGCATTTGTTGACTACGAAGTTCATGCCAACAGATTCGGCGCATACCAATGTTAAAGAAACCATGAAGCGGTATGTGGAGGAAATTGGCGGAAAGGCGGTTGCCGTTAAGGAGATGAACGGTGGATAAAAACCCCCCAAAAATATTAGCCATCCATCATCACAAAAGACCAATCAGTTTTAATGGTAAAAAATGGTTGTACGAAACAACATTAAAAAATGTTGAAGTGATGGCAATTGCTGGTGGGTGGGCAATGGTACGACTGCCCAAGTGCGCCCCATACTTATGTGAAGAAAAAGAATTAGAGAATTTAAAATGATGTTCGCGCCGGGATACACGGTGTGGCATTGCGGAACTTTAAAGAAAGGGAGAAGGGAAATGATTAGTAATACACCGAGGACGGACGAAGCAAAGTGGGAAACGGCTCCAGCAGCAATAGTCGTTTCGATTTACTTTGCACAAACCCTTGAACGCGAGAACGTCGCCTTGCGGGATGAGTTAAAAGATTGTTCCGCTGCATTTGATAAACAGCAAGAGGCGTTGGATAGGAACACCGAGCAAATCGCCTCCAAACAAGCTCAAATCGATAGACTAATGATGGAGTATTGCCCCGAGGAAATGACAGAGGAGCAAACAGCAAGATGGAAAAAGCATCAGGTAGTGAAGGAGGAAGGGAAATGAACGAAGGAACCACACACTACGCAGGGTGCATCCAAGCTGGCCCAAAACACTATGAGTGCGCTCTGCAAGAGGTTGGTCGGTTGCGGAATACGATCACAGACTTGCGGGTAAAACTTGCAGCGGCTAGGCAGGAGACAGAGATACAGATATTTAAGGCAGAAAAGAAACCGTGGGTCGGTTTGACGGACAATGATAAAGAAA